ATTCAATCACATCCCCCGCCTGGAGGCGCTTCATGCCGCTTTCTGTCCATGCGATTATCTCGCCTTTAGCACATAAAAAGAAGTGGGGTTCTTTGTGAACTTTGCCCACAATCAGCGTCCCAGCAGGGCGAAACAGTTTTCGCATATACATCCCAAGGCTAAATTGATGTTCTGTCACCAATTCGGCTTGGGGCATGGTCACCATCTGGGCCTGGAGGCTTTCTATTTGTTCCCGTGAGACATGGCTAGGAAGATCAAGGTCGTTCAAAACGTACCCCCTTTAACACCGTTTAAGGCCGTGAAATCGGTGAATTTACCTGCCGCAGGAGTTGTCAGGCCAATTGTAGTGCTGTTAATTATGCTGTTAGTGATGGTCACATTTTTGATTGTGCCACCCGTGATGTTGGTGTTTGCAACATTCAGCGTGATGATGTTGGGATTCATCAACCATTGCATCCAAGGAATGCTAGGCCGTCCCGTGGTTGGGTCAAGAAATGACGAATACGGGATATTAATGTTACTGTTTGGGAGTGCGGTTGCCATCAGTTATCCCCAGCAGACATTTTCAGTTCAGCAGACACAATGACCGCTTTCACAGGGTCACTTATCACAACCTCAAAAATCCTATCCCGTGACCATCCCAACCGCCGCCACAAAGCACGATTGACATACCCGCCCATTTTGCCAATGCTGACCCAATGCTCGTTTGAAAAAGTAGAACCGCCATCGTTTGACCATCTCAGCATGGCCTGGGGGTCATATCCTGGGGTTTCTGTTTGTTGATTGGTGATAATTTCTGCCCCACTTGTGTCTGGGCCTGTGTAATCCATAGTTACCAAAGGCTCAAAATTGTCACCTGCTTCAGTTGTAATGGTTTCTCCAGCTTCAGTTGCAATGTATTCCCAATCAAACTCTGCAACAAGTTGATACGATGGGCCTGATGGCGCAACATTACCCGTTTCGGTAACAACCCCTTCAGATTCATAACCTGGGCCAATTGACAAGCCAACCCCTGGCTGAAATTGAATCTGGAAAGAGTCAAAATATTGGCGCTGTAAGTCTTGGGTCAGATGCACGGCTCGGCGAAGTCTGCGGATTGTGTTGCCGTTGTCTGTATATACAGCGTTATCCAAGCTGTAAATCTTGCCGTTTTCAAAATCACCAACAATGTTTTTATTGGCAAAAAATGCCGCACAATTTGACCGATGGCGTTTGTAAACCGCTAGATTTGAATCCCAAGATAACCACTTGTGCCAGCTTTTGGTTGACAGGTCATAAACCCATGTAAGGCCATATTGCCCAACGCTGGGAAAGGTGACCACATACATTTCATGACCTTCAATTTGGTATGAATATGCAATAGCATCATTGGTAACCGAATCCACCAAAGATTGTTCAACGGCATGGGTACTGATTCTGACCCAAGTGTAGCCCTGCATCATTTCAATGGTTGCCGAACCCCTAGTGTCTTTTGCCACACAAACAAATGTCTCGCCCAATCGGGCTAAGGAAAACTTAGCATCAATACCTGATTGGCTTGAAGTCCCAGGCACTCGTTGGAATGGAAAGCTGGTAATCCCTGCGATCACATTGCCCACATCTGTCCAAACCTCGGTGGTGATTTCACCAATTAAATAAACCTGACGTTGGTTCACAATTAGCGTCATCAATAGGTCAGATGACCCATCAGCCGAACCATATAGGGCTTGGGTAGATAGGCTAGACCCCAAGTCAGTACAAGCCCAGTTCTGCGTTCCTGGCTCGTTATAAATGTTGTAGTTGTCAACCACATCAACCACAGATGCACCCGTCCAAGGGCCATCAGTTGGCGGTAAAGTGGTAAATGTGTCAGTCGCTACAACCCAGGTATAACGATTTTGCCCATCCACAATGTAAGCGGTCAAACCTTTTGCGTTGTCAATGTTGTCTGATATAGATACTTGCCCAGCATTGGTTGTCAGCAACCCGATCTGGGTGGCAACAAATGCCGTGCTGATTTGATAAACCACATTTCCCGACACCGCAATCAGGATGTTTTCGCCTGACATGGTGTGCATTCCGCGAACTTCTGCCGCCAGAAGTTGTGCTTCTTGAACCAATCCAGGCGTGGGATATAGCGCCACAATACCCCTGTCCCCAGGCTGCTTAGATGTGTCAATCTCAGCGTAGAAATTGATGCACTCTTGGTCACCTTGGTAGATAGATGGCGCAACGTAAGATGTGCCGACAAAGCCAAAATCAGGCATATTTAAGCCGCAACCGCTTTGATAACTGCAAAGTTAAAAACTGGTGTTTCTGTTGTTGTGCCGCCCGTGGTGCGAAATGTAATGTTAAAACTACCCGCCGCCACCGCAGTTACCATCAAATCGTATAAATCAGTTCCTGATTTTTGATTTAAGATAATTACGTCAGTTGCCGCCACCGTACTATTGGTTACGGTAAAAGTTGCGGCGGTAGCTGAACCCGCTGCGCTAAATAAAGTTATTGCGCCAGTCGTTTTGTTTAATGTTACGCCTGTGGTGCGGCTAGTTATCTGTGTGACCGCCCCGCCAGCGCCTGTGGCATAACCTACGCCAGCCGTTCCAGTTGAGACAATTGTGCCTGTGGCTGTCAAACTTGTACCCGTAGCAGCGCCAATTACGGGTGTAACCATGACCATACTTGTACTGGTACAAGCACTGATGTTTCCACTTGTAACTGTGCCCAAAATTGGGGTCACCATTGTTGGGGATGTAAACAACAATGTTTTACTGATTTGCTTAGTTGTGCCAGCTTGCACATACGGCAGAACATCAGCCGCATTTATGACTGTGCCAACGGGTAAGGCTGAAATTGCTACGGTACTCATGTTTTCTCCTTTTTAGCGGAAACCGCCGTCCATAATAAAACCTGCATCTCTAGCCCTGCCAACCATCAGACTGTCAGGGTATCGGGAAATCTGTGGTGGGCGCATATTTGTGCGCTTGACCGTGGCCTTGCCTTGCCCCGCATAGGCATTGATCATGGCAATCTGCACTTGATTGACCTTGCCAAACATGGGCAACAGGCGTTCAGCCAAACACCACCGCAACGCCATGTTGTAGCCTTGGGGCAGTTGGATGGTGTCGGTCAGCGTGGCAAATTCTCTAAAAATAGTCTGGGTAAACAAGTGCAATTCACCTTGGGACGGGTTTGGGTACACATAAATTGTGCCCAGCAACTCGGAAGGTTGGTAATAGATCGCCTTTGCCCAAGGGCCGTTCAATTGCTTAATGCCGATGGATTCATATTCTTCAAGGCTCAGAATTGACAAAGGATAGTCAAGATAACCACCCGCAATGTTTGACCCGCCCTGCATCGTGGCAACCCGCACAAAGCCAGATTCAATCGTTAGGGGGCGCTCGTAATAGGCAGAAATTGGGAAAGGCGTAATCGTTCCCGTCATTGCAACGCTGCCAACAGTTTGGGAAACCGACACCGTATATGTTCCAACGCCACCAGAAGCGCTTACAAACGCTGTGATCGTAGTTCCAACGGTAATACCAGTTCCAGAAATGACAGAACCAATGCCTAAATAACCAGCAGAAATGGCGCTGACAGTTAAAGTTGTGCCGCTGATAGACCCCGTGAAAGCTGGCGCAAGGGTGGTATTACTGCTGGATAAGGTATACGTCCCACCCTCGTTTACGTTGCCCCCAGCGCCCGTTGTAAAGCCCACAATCCTTGTCCCAGATGTGATGCCTGTGCCTGATAGTGTCTGACCGATGTTGATGCCGCCAGCGGTCACCGCATTAGCTGGGACGGTCAAGGTTGTGCCAACAATTGACCCCGTAAATGTCGCCCCCATTTGACCGCTTGGGCCAATGGTGTACTGAACCTGATTTTGCGTGGTCTGGAAAATGATCTCTGATCGATAGAAAACCATCATGTTCTCATTTGACCATTGGGCGATCATGTCGTTAAGCATATCCAGGCCATCTTGCGCCTCGTCTGCCGTTGGCACTTCACCAGCGGCAACAGCGCCAATGTCCTTCATGGCTCGGGTAATGATGTCAAAAGGCGTTGTCATCGCTTTACCTTTTTAATTTTGTGGGCAAACAGGAAAATTTACATCAAACCAGTTTTTAACATCTGCCGAAATGTTTGCGGGTAGTTCACGCAATTGTTGACGATAAGCCGCCCAAGCCGCTTTTTGCTCATCCGACAAGGGACTGTCAGCCATTTGAGTCCAGTCACTTTGCGCCAACCTTTGGTTGCGTTGATTACGCACTTCAGAAAAATTATTTGCATCCATGTTGTTTCCTTATGTTTGACTCACACGAATGTCGCATCCAAAAATGCCGATGCGTTGCGTGGCAGCGTCTGCATTGTTTGCAACAGACAATGCAAGATACGCAGTTTGTTGCCCATTTACAACCGTGTATGTTGACCCAACCAATACACCATCGTAATACCATGACCAATCGCTA